TGTTCTCTAGGATCTACTAATTCTTCTGCATCTAGTTTAGCAAATTCTGCTTCTACTTCTTGAATAGTTTTTCTATCAATCTTTTGTGCAATATCTCCAAAGATATCTAAACTTTGACCGAAAGATCCAGCAATGGCTGCTAGGTTTTCATATTGAACTTGTTCAGAAGATTTTGATGGAAGTCTTGGAGCTTCACCCAGTTGGACTTGTCCACCTTGTAAACCACCTTGAATATACTCAGGTCTAACTTCACCACGCTCAACAGGTTTAAGTGATTCTGGTCTAATTAAATTTTGAATATTTATTTGTGACATTGCTTATCTCCTTAGTCTGGACGACCATTTCCTCGGAATCCGCTACCATCACTGTAGCCACCTAATCCAGCTCGATCATTATACATTGATTCGATGTCTGGTCCATCAGCAGTTCCTGCTCCACCAGCCATACCTGCTACACCTCCAGCTATACCAGTTCCAATTTGTAGTAAACCAGGAAGCATAGAATAACCCGTATCTTCATAAATAGGCTGAGCATCATAAAGTTCAACGTTAGGCATAAAGACTTGTTCAGTCATTTGTGACATTTCACCCCTAAATTGATTTTGAATATCTTGTTTTTGGATTTCATAATTCCTTCTTAGTTGGTTATTATTGCTAAGCATGTTTAACATTTGTGCTCTAAGGATTGCATTTTGTGTACCGCTTTTTTGACCTAAACCTTTTGCTGCTGCAATGTTAACTAAAGCTGCTCTAGCTATTTGTGAATCTACAGCCATTTCTGTTTTTTGAAAATTAATTTGATCACTTAGATTATTTTGCCGATTAAATTGATTTTGATATGCAGCAGCAGCAATAGCAGCATTTCTTTTAGCTTGTTGAATTGTTGCTTGTACAGCCTGAAATTGTTGTCTAGAATTATTAATAGTTTTTTGAGTATTTCTTTGAATCCATTGTTGCTGTGCTTGTTGGTTTCTTAAAGCTGCAGCAGCTGAGTTTGCTTTAGCTCCAAATATAGAACTAACGCCACTAGCAATAGCAGATCCAACTCCTAAAATGATTGCTGGCATGATTTATCTCCTTACCAACCCCATTGGTTTCGTTTGTTTTTAGGTTTTTGGTTAGTTGCAACAACCCGTGTAGCACCACTGGTCGGGGCATAATCACTGGCTCTAAAGTTATTAGCCCAGTCTTTAATACGCTTTTCCCACTCTTTTTTCTTTAAATCTTCAGAAGCCTTAGCCGTATCTAAAGACATGTGGGCTTTATAAAACTCTACGGCAGCAGCAAGCACATCCACCCTATCGTCGTGCTTGAGTGCTCCTCGACCTGTGTGTAATCTAGAAATCTGAATCTGATTAGTTTGATCTTTCATAGCTTTTCTAGCTATTACCAATCTGTGCATAGACATCACAGGTTCTAAAGTTTCTATAATTCTTAGTTCTTTTTGTCCTTTTACTCTATACTCTTCTATACCTACTTTATCACAGTTTTTCATTAGAAATGAAGTTAATACTTTGGTAAACAAACCATCACCAAAATTAGACTCTACCCTGACTAGAGGAATCTTATATTCATTAACTAACTTAGCAATCTTTAATAAAGTAGCATCATCATAGCCTCCTTGAATACCTAAGAGTTCATGAACAAAAGTAACACCACTAAGGACAGATGCTATACATATACCAGTTTCATCTGTACCTCTACCACTAGGGTCTATACATAGGTGCATGTGTTGATATGGTATATAATTATTACTAATGTACATAGGTTCTGGGATTAAATCCCCTGAGATACCAAAGTTAGGCATATCCCGCATAGGATTCTGACCTTGCCAAACAATCTTATCTGGTCCGATCTCTGGATCTAGATCCATGACTATTAGATCTCTAAGCTTTAGAGGATAGCGATCCGCATCAGCAAGGGATGTCACTAACTTGTACTGCAAGGCGTAGTGGCTGGGGCCGATTTTAGCCCGTCTGGAGGCAAGCTCGTCCTTGCTGAACCGTTCGGGCTGTGTGGCGTCCCCTGGCTCTAGATCCAATCCTAGGACCCAAGAAGCCACGTCCTCTAACTCAGCGGGCACAGACTCGTCTGGCATTTCCGCAGGATACTTTATCATGGGATAGGATTCCTTAAGGACATTGTAGACAGAATCCTGGTAGTGTGGAGTACCTAGGAAGATTACCCTAGATCCCTTGTTTCTAATTGACTCCAGTTCTGCCAGTTTCTTGAGTAATGTTTCTTTACCGACTGGGGTTTCATTCTTACCCGCAATCTCAATGTCGTCTAGTACTACACGGTCTGCGTGTAGACCTGTGATCTGACCTGTAATACCTCGGGCAGCACAGTTCAGATCTTGTGTAAACTTGGTTCTAACCGCTAGGTTAAAACCAAGGGCATTGTCTTTATCTATATCCCTAGGTACCAGATACTGGCAATAAGGAACTACAGATAGGATCTTTCTTGCCTGAGAGACAAAGTCAATGGCCTTACCCTGAGTATTAGATAGTACTAGGAAGGTTAGATTAGGGTCCTTGAGCCATTCCCAGCTAGCAAGGCAAGCAGTAATGGTAGATTTACCAGTACCTCGTCCTGCGGCTATAATGGCGTCTGGAGGACCTTCTTGGATCTCTCGGGCTAGTTCGTACTGAATTTTGGTAGGTTCCCCAAGTCCAAGGTGCTTGAAACAAAAATATAAGTGGTTTCTAAAATCATTGATAACTTCTTGGGGAACCTTCATCCGAATCTCCTTATCGTCTACGACGCTTACCTACGAATCCAGCCATACATAGCAGTGCAATGGCTCCAGGGGCAGGAGCATTAAGTTGGAATGCACCTCCTGCAGTATTGCCAATAAAGTTTGGAAGAGGACGCCAAGTGCCCCACTTATTAGATCCATTCTCATCAGTAAACCAAAACTGATCTACGGCTTGTCCTTGGGACCATACAAATTGATCACCCGTAGCATCATTTAATTGAGCTCCAATATTCATAAAATAACTCCCTGTTTCTACTTGGAAAGTAAATGGAACATAAAACTCATATACAGGTTGACCAAAGAAATTATATTCCCCAGTATCTGTAACAGTAATCTGAGAGAGATCAATCTTTTGGTTTGTTATATGGGATCTAAAATCAGTATTCCATACAATGATTTGGAAACAATCAATATTTGTTAAACCTTGATCGTTAAAACCATTCATAGAACCCCACCATCGGATAGAAGAGGTTGAATACGAGTCTTCTAGACTAAAGCCTTGAGCTCCGCTTTGAGCATAGGTATATGCTGCTTTAGAATCAAAAGCATCTGAATAGAATCCAACTGTATCAGTAACTGGATTATTGGCAACAATAACTTCTGCTTGAACAACCGAGGTGCAGATTAAACCCACAATTAAACTTAAAATACTCTTCATAATTAATAAGCTGCTTTCTTTATTTTAAATGGAACAGCATCCTTCATGGCTGCTTCAACAGCCTCAATAGACTCTGAAGGGATGGTGTTTACTTTATCCTTGTGATCACTAAGAATACCTCGTACAACTGTGTAAAGTCCAGGAGTACGTCGATCTGGATCGTTTAAGTCGCTGATTAGACAGTCTAACAGCTTCTCCTGCATGTCATTTAATTTTTCCTTCATTAATTAACTCCCTATTATCATTTACAAATGAAGGTGGTACACAGTACCAACCTTCTGGTATGGCTACACTATTGTTGCTTAGAATCCATTGTCCTTGTTGTAGGGTGTATACCCTTACTCTAGCATTAGGACCCATTCTGATTGGACTGTCCTCTGGAATGAAGACTGTCCTGCTTCCGCAGCCACTCATCAATCCGAGAACCAGCACGGCGAAGGCGGTCACGATCAACATCAGCATCAACGGCAATCTTGCCCATTTCGATTCTTTTAAGTAAGGCATCTACAAGTCCTATTGCTATTTGTGCTAGGATTTTATCAAACATTGGTTCCTGGGGTTTGGGCTGGGGCATCGGTAGGCTTGGCATCCTTGGCTAGAACCAGACCAATACCAGCAATGACTGCAGCCACGGCTGTGGTAAAATCAGCGGTAGTGGTTGGATCGCCATCGAACATGGCGGTGAGGACACCACCTACGGCAACGAGAATTGCACCAATACCAGCTACGGTTGTATTACGATTATTCATGGTTTTTTCCTTTCGAGTTCAATTACTCTTTGTTTAAGATCATCTAGCATAGCTCCATGCTTTGCATCATTGGATGATATTTGAATTTGAGCTTTTACTAAATCTTGTACAATAACTTTTAACTCACTAAGATCTTTATCTGTTTTATCTATTAATTGAGATCTTTTTCCAATATCAATAAATAAACCACTTACTCCAGCGGCTAATACAATTAGTTGAGCCCATTGGGCAATTTCATTTTGTTTTTTCTCTTCTGCCATTAGAAATCCTTTCCCATTAAGATTCTGATGTTGCTGAAGTAAATCCTGTTGAATCAAGTAAATCTAAACTACCGTCAGTATTTAAAACAGAAAGACGAATCCAAAGATTACTTGGCAAACCTACTCTTGTAAATTTAACTGCACATTCGTTGCGTCCAGATATCCAATCTTGCTTTAAAATTCCATACGTATTGGTTAAATTATCGTTATCTATAGCTGCACTTAGATTACTCCATGAAGTATTAGCAAGATAATAATGACCCGTTGATCCAAACTGTGTTGCAGAATAGCCAGTATATGGACTATTGGCATCTTGGTTATTCCAAGAAAAGTTAAAATTCCATGGTCCAGAATCAATTTCGGCATCATTTGAACCAGAATCTCTTAATGGAAAGTTATTACTGGTAGAACCTAAGAACATTTTCCTAAAAACACGAGCATATCCAATTGACTTTAATCTAGGAATTCTAATAGCTAATGTAATAACGTATCTATTATCAGCTCCAACAGTTTCAATTGCTTCATTTTTAATGTATACTTTTATTTTAGATTGATCAACTCTTGAATCAGCCCTATATCTATCAGCATTATCTGTACCATGGTTAAAGATACTACCTAAGGTTGAAAGTGCAGTTGTTTTAGCATAGTTGCTTGTTTCAGAAAATCCATGTTCTAAAATAATAGATGTTTTTAATTTAGAATACCCAACATCAGAGAACAAATTAGTTAAAGATTTTTTAGCAACAATTCTAAATACATATTCATCTACTGGATCTGGTAAGAAATTATTTGCTTCTGAAAATAATTTATTAGCATCTATATTAAACATGGTTGTACCAATAGCTTTTTGACCACCTAAGTTTCTTGGTTCATTTGGTCTATATGCCCATGGAAACATATAAGTACTTGCAATACTTGTTTCAAAACCTGTACCCCAAGAGGATAAATCATTAATAATCGTATAACTAGGGGTTCTACCGTTTACTTTAAATAAACCTACATCAGAAGTATAGCCAGGAGCGGCACCATTATCACCGATATTATACATAAACCAATCAATATCAGCATGATTAAACCGATAAAAATTAGTAACATCAGCATCATGAGTCCATTTTTGATTCCAATCTGCCCAGTATTCTTCTGCTTTAAATAAAGTACCACGTCCTATTGCAGCTACTGAATGTGAAGTATTAAAATAACTACTTATGTAAGCAGATTGATATGCTTGATAACCCTGGAATCTTGTAGCTTTTTTATCATTAGTAAAAGCACTAGAAGTATTAATAGGTGCGCTATCTTTATTTGAATACGCTAAAGCAACTTTATTGTAGTAAATAATTTGTCTTGGAATTTTCCATAAAACAGTATGATTAGTTCCAGCTTCTAAACGTCCAAATTGTGTATCAGCTAATCCTGTATATTCTGAAGCAAGAACTAATCCTTTTGTAGCTCGTACTTTAGCATCAATTTGTCTAGCATTTGTAGTTCCTTCAATCCAATCTATACCTGGATCTGGACGAGCAGCAGCAAAAGCCATATCACGAAGTCCCATTAAATAGTAATCTCTATATAAAACACCTGATGGACTTTCTCCACCCAATGCATTTAACTGAGTTGTAAGTGTACCAATCGAGGCTAATGTTACAAAACTTCCACCAGACATAGCTGGAATATTAGCTAATGGACTACTGTAACATTCAGGAACACTCAGATAAAAGGATTTAATTCCATAACCCTGTACTTTTGAAGAAAAAGAAACTAAACTTCCATCAGCTTTTAATCTTTTTTCTACAAAGAATGGACTAATTCTGTAAAGATATGTACTGGTTTCAACACCATGGTATAATAAACCTGTAGGAGATGCCCCAGCTACTGGAGTATATCCATTCAAGTTATGCAACTCCCCAGGTCGATCCCAGTAATAAGTTTGATAACTGTTTGTTCCTGCTACTGAAGCCGTAATATCTGCAATATTTTCTCTTTCTGCTCCAAGATCCCAAAAGAACTTAAGCTTAACTGGATTAGAAAGATTAGCACCTAAGCCAGTTAAAGCAGAGTTAATGTAATTAAAGTAAGTCTCTGGGTCTTGAGAGCCAGAAAGGTTTGTAGATGGAATTAATTTTTGAACTATATGGTATACAGTTGGTGGATCTGTTAATACCCAATTAGTTCCACTTTTAAAAACGTTTAAAAAACTCTTTGAACTAACATCATAACTTGTAGCATTATTTGTATAAGAAGTAGTTGTATTTAAATTATAAAAAGTTCTATCTTTAAACAATAGATTATTGGCAGTTAAGTCAACAATGGATGGTGTTACTTTTACCCATTGAGTTCCATTGTATCTTAGTATATCTCCGTTTACGGCTCCAGCTGTATTAACATCTGTTAAAGTACTGAGTGAAGAAGTAAAAGATTGAGCAGTAAAGGCTGTTCCATTCCATACTAAAGCTTTACCAATACTAAGATTTGTTAAATCAAATGGTGTTGGATTAGGTCCACCAAGAACCAAAAAAGAATTAATTTGATTATTAACTAGTTCCCAGTAACCTAAACTTAATAATGGATTTTGCCCAGTATTAGCTTGTATACATTTATAGATACTAGAACCAAATGTAATAAAATCTCCAACAATGTAAGCAGTCGCTCCAGACCATACATTCATTGCTTTAAAAATGGGATAGTAATTATAAATACTTGTTCCAGCAATGAAATCTTTTTCTTGATTTAAAAACAATAGTTGATGAAAAGATGCATTAAGTTCTTTAGCTGTTAACTTAGCTCCATCTACAAACTTATAAATCATTCGGTTAGATGGAGTACTGCGGCGAATGACTACTTGAGATCCTGCTGCTTGAGCGGTAACAAGATTAATCCTATTATTAGTAGCATCAATGGTAAAGTTTGTACCCTGAACTAACTCGGTTTCTGGATTTCCAGCTGCAATTCTAGAGTATACTTTTAATTGATCTTGAACTGGAAACTCACAAATCCAAGTTAAAGTACTATATGAGTAATTAACTCCAACTCCATTGCCCGTATAAGACAATACAATTTCTACATTGCCTACAAAATTAATTACATTGTTTGCTGAATAACTGTAACAAGGCATAATTTCTCCTTATTCAATACTTGAATTTCTTGATCTAAAGTTACCAATCAACTCAATATTTGAGATGTTACAGGGAGTTGGGTAAGCTGATTTAATAAAAATCTTACATGCTTCTGAGTAAGATAATACCTTTACAAAGTGTTCTCCTACAGTATCAACTTTAAGTTGATCTGTTCTGGTAACAATAGAATTAATATCTAGTGGATAGAATGTAACAGGAGCATCTACACGGCCTCTTCGATCTATAATAATATCATAACTGCCAGTATAAAGATGTCTAGTTGTAAGTCTCTTGAGATTTAATACACCTTCTAAAACCTGTTCTGATTTAGTTCCACCTGAGGTTGACCTTTGAACTTGTTGTGAAAGTTCAATATTCATTTCATATGGACGACCTACATAAATAGGATTAGCTCTATAGTCACCAGAAATATAAACATTAGTTACACCACTACTAACAAAGATATCGTTTGTACTAATGTTAAAAGTTAAATAGGCATCATTACCCCACTCTGGAGCTAGAATAGCATATCTTACATCGGGATCATAATAAGGTAATACAAGATGTGTTTTACCACTTACAAGATTTACTTGAGGAGTTACCTTAACTAACCAGTCTACCATAGGAGTTGCAATAGGCACTGCTTCTAAAGAAGTAAAGTACACAGCTAAATCATAGTTTGTTTCTGGAAAAGTTGTTGGTCTTCTAGCAACAATATATAAATCTTTTTCATAAGATTTCATTGCTTTGATCTGATCCCTAGAAGATAAAGACCATCTATGGAAAGCTTGTTGAACAATCTTATCACCATTGGTTCTAAAAGTAAATAGATAGATTTTATTCTGATTATCAGAGTCTACCGCCATTAAGGTGTTTACTGCAGAACTTACTGTAATTGCTCCAATGTTTTCAGGTAAGTATCCACGACAATGACTACTTACTTCCATTGATGTTGAATATTCATCATTAAATGAACTACCAGATAAGTACATGTACATTCTACTGGCATTCATAAAGAAAATATTATTACCAAGTTTTTGAGGAGCTGTAAGTTTAGATGTGCTATAGAATGAAGTTGGTCTAAACTCAGCATTAAAAGGAGAGATACCAACATCAATTGAACCACCACGGATTTCAAACTGAACACTACCAGATGAAAGAACAACTAAGATATTTTGGAATGGGATAATATGGCTTAGTTTGTTATAGGCTCCAACACTAGCTCCAATATCAATTGGATCTGTTTCAACAACATTAGAAATATCATCTAACCAAAAATTAAAATAGGAACCAGAACGACTAGAAGCAATGTTATTATCAGTAGCAATCCAAAGTCTATTTTTCCAAATAGCCATAGACTGGATCTTTTCACTTCGATTAATACCTGTTAAACCTGGATTACTAATATTTGTTCCAGCTCGTCTAGGTTGCATAGGAAGATGTTTTACTTTCCATTTCCCAGCATCAGAAGTATCCTTATAAATAATCAAAGGCATTCTTCTAAAATCAATAACACTCTTTTCACTTTCTGATCTAACTCTTTCAAAGTATGGATTCTTAAGGTATCTAGTTGCTCTATAGAATCCAGCTGGAAATGTTAAATAAGGATTTCGTGCAAAGTATACTTTACCCCTACCTAAGTATGCCAAACTACCATCTCTATCTACTTTATCTAAAGACGAAGTAGTACAGAAATGATCCTTAGCCCAATCAATCCATCCATAAGTATAGTTTGCTGTGGTTCCTGCTGTAAATACAGGACCGTCTACAGTAACACTAGTGTTTGGAGTAATGGATAAAATAGAGCGATCTGAGCCATTTACAGCTCTGATATACATACCAACTTGCATTCCAGTTGTGTTAGCAATAGTAATTACATTTGTTCCAACTCCTAGTGTTCCTGATTTGGTACTTTCATACGGAGAAATAACTCTAGGATTGTCATAGAAATCATGTAATGTTCTCCATGCCCTAAATCCATTAAAGTCTTGTACATCGTTTTGAACTTCTGTTACAGGATACTGTGGAACTAAACTAAAGTCGTTTAAACTTTGTCCAATTTCTTCTTCTTCCTGAAACTCTCCTAGTTGAAAATCAATATTATCTCTTACGTTTTGAAAGTATTCTTGACTACTGATTGTATCTTCATAGGCTGGTGAAGGTGATGCTGGACCTATTGTTTTTTTATAATTTATTGTATCGCCTGAGTGGATAAATTGATTTGTAGTTAAAGAAGCATTCCATAAAGACGCATTAAATTCAATTTCTAATTCTGAATTATTAGGAAGATAGCCTGTAGGAATAAGTTTATTCCAAAGAATACAACCAATATCAAAATCAATAGATCCAAAGGTATTTTGGATACTTGTTACCGCAACATTAGCAACTGAAGTATTTGCAATTTTATACTCGGCTGTTACATTTTTATTACCAAACGTTAGGTAATCAAATATAGATCTATTAAAACCAGAAGTTGATGGATTAGTATCTACAGTTTCTTCTACCCATTGTGTTGGTTCAATTCTAAATACTTTAATAAAATTACTTAGGTTTATAGTAACATTATTCCATGTAAATGATTTCTTTTCGGTAGGATCAAAAGTATATCCTGCTCTATTGATAATAATACAATAACGATTATATCCATCAATATCTAAAAAGTGAAAGTAAAGATTGTCTGTATTTAAGTTATTTAAAGCAGGAACAACATAAGGTAATCCTAGATAACAAGTGCTAGAGGCGGAAGCAACCATACTTAGTGGTGGTCTTTTTTCGACAGACTTCTCAAGTGTAACCAAACAATTATCAATATTTTCTGCTTCACTAGTAAGTCTCTTGCTTGGTGCTTGACGACCTACGCCACCACTAAGTGTATTAATTGGAAGTCTTGTAAATGGCATTAGAACCTCGTTCTTGTAAAGTA